GAACATGAAGGAGATACAACCGTGACCACCGAACTGCTGCAACTCACATGGTTCAACGGATTCATTTGGGGCGTGCTGGTCTGCATCTTCATCGCGCTGGTTGGCGCGTGGATTATGAGGGAGAAAACGAAATGACCAAATTCACCGACCGCATTGACATGCGATTTCACTACATGCCAGCCGCTGGCACAGACATCCGAAAGACCTTCGCTCGCGAACGCAAGCGCCTAGCCGACGAGCGAGCAAAGCAGGAAGCTGCCGAGGCCGAGCAGGGGCGCAAGGTGAGGCCCATGAAAGCTGGCAAGGCTTGACCAACCAAGGAGAAACGCAATGGAACTGAAACTAAACACGAAAGAAGTTGAAACGATCTTGCTGGATTGGGCGGAAAAGAACTTCCCCGGCCAGTTCAACGAGATTTCAATCGACGCGCAATACGGATCGTTTCGTCACGTCGAGTTTTCAAAGATTGATCCCGCGCCGGTTCCGCTCAAGGTCGCGTGATGATCTTAAAAGCCACAATTGAAAAAGGTCGCATTTGCTTCAATGCTGCCGATCTGATTGACAGCCTGGATGATGAAGGCCGCAAAGAGATTATCGAACTGCTAGCCTGTCACGACGCAATCATCATGCTCGTTGCAATGCAGATTGTAGAAGGCTGGACCGAAGCGGGTTATCACGGCTATACATCTTATGGTCCACTACCTTCAACGCCGCTTGACAAAGCGAAACGCTACCTTGCCAAGAGTGCTTCCGACGTTGCGAAAGAACATATCGAGCGTCTGGAAAAAAGCGCCGCAGATGCGCAAAAGCAATTCTCCGACGAACAAACAAAACGCATAGATGCAGAGCATCGCATTTACGACCTCACAGGAGAACTTCATTCGTACAGGGTGCAAGCATGATCCGCTCCCTGCTTTGCAAGCTCCCGCGCTGGCTTGGTGGCGGCCACAAGTGGCGACGACTGCGTAAGGCCGAACACAAGCCGCCCTCAATGGCCGCGCTGGCATCGTATTCCAATCTCAGGATTTGTAATCGTTGCGGTGCAGAGCGCGTGGTGAGGGCGAGGAAACCGAAAACTGAACAGGAGACAACGGTATGAGCGAGCAATCCACAATCGAACTGCCGCAGGAATCTTTCAGCCGCCGGGAGGACCGGGAGCTTCCGGCCCTGGTCCCGGCTGGCAACGTGACGCCACTGCAACTGCTGAACATCGCCGTTTCCAAAGGTACGGATCTGGCGCAGCTCGAAAAGCTGATGGACTTGCAAGAGCGGTGGGAGAAGGACGAGGCGCGCAAGGCGTTCAATGTCGCCTTCGCCGCATTCAAGGCCGAAGTTATCCTCGTCATCAAGAATCGTTCCGTGACTGCCGGCCCACTGAGCGGGAAGCGGTACGCCGAACTGTTCTCGGTAGTCAATGCCGTGACACCGGCCCTTTCCAAGCACGGTCTTTCCGCATCTTGGAAGCTGACGAAGGATGAGCCGGACTGGATCGAAGTCACCTGCACGATCAAGCACTCCCTCGGGCATTCCGAGTCCGTGAGCATGGGCGGACCCCCGGACACAGGCGGAGCGAAATCACCGATCCAGGCGCGGGCGTCGAGCGTGAGTTATCTCGAAAGGTACACGCTCAAGGCGGTCTGCGGAGTGGCCGAGCAGGACGAGGACACGGACGGCGCTCCCGGCAGCAAGGTCGAGCCTGACGCCGAAGGCAAAAAGGCGCTCGAAGCGTGCGGATCAATGCCTGCTATAGCAAAGGCATGGAACGCTCTCACCATTGAGAAGCGCAAGACATTGGCTGAAGTGAAAGACGCCTGTGTGGCACGCATCAAAGCAGCGGAAAAGGCGGCGCAAGAATGAAGATAATCGACTTCCCGCAGGGCTCCGTTGAGTGGCTAGCTTCCCGCGCCGGTAAGGTCACAGCTTCCCGCGTCGCCGACGTGATGGCCAAGATCAAGACAGGGGAAGCCGCCGCACGCCGGGACTACAAGGCGCAAATCGTGGCCGAGATCCTGACCGGCAGACCGCAGGAGGATAACTACATCAACGCCGAGGTGCAGTTCGGGATCGAGCAGGAACCGTTCGCCAGGGCCGCATACGAGGCCGCTACGGGCGACCTGGTCGAGCAGGTAGGCTTGGTTGTCCACCCGACGATTGACCGCGCCGCAGCCTCGCCTGACGGGCTGGTGAGCGATTCCGGGCTGGTCGAGATCAAATGCCCAAAGGTGGCTACGCACCTAAATTACCTACT